GTGTCGGTCTCATCGCGATCTGTCTTTATGACAACTTTTTTAAATCAAAGTTACACTATACTATGAAGAACAAACCAAAAATCGAGCAAATCAAGACAAACATGCTAATACCTTACGCACGCAACAGCAGGACGCACAGCGAAGCACAGGTGGCGCAGATTGCGGGATCAATCCGCGAGTTTGGATTTACAAATCCAGTTCTGATCGATTCCGAGAACGGAATCATCGCCGGTCACGGTCGCATCATGGCAGCGCAGAAGCTCGGACTTGAAGATGTCCCTTGCATTCGATTGGATCACTTGACAGATACTCAGCGCAAGGCATACATCATCGCCGATAACAAGCTGTCGCTGAACAGCGGCTGGGATGAGGAGATGCTTGGGCTGGAACTGGCAGACCTGCGGGAATTGGACTTCGATCTTGGATTGCTTGGATTTACGGAGGATGAAGTCGGAGCCTTCGACGTGGAAGAAGCGGGAATGCCAGAGCTATCCAGCGACGACAAGCAACCGTTTCAGCAAATGACATTCACCGTCCATGACGAGCAAGCCGAGGAAATCAAGGCAGCTATGGATCGTGCCAAAAGCATGGGGCATGGCGAGTCAGCCGTGAACGAAAACAGCAACGGCAACGCCCTGGCGTTTATCTGCCAATCATTTAACCGATGAGTATTTTTTGCACACAGCATCCCATCCTATTGCGATCAAAGATTCTGGGTCGCGTCCAATTTGCCGATAAAATGAAGGATTGCCAATCGCATCTTTCGCTCTTAAAATGGCATCTCTGGCATCGTCTAGTCGTGGAAACTTTGCTGCAAATTTTATCGCGTCATGCCGTTTGTCATTTGCAATTAAATCTCGTAGGACATCAATCTTTTTTTCCATGCGCAGGAAATAATCAGATTGCTGTAGAACTTCCACACAAAATTCAATGAACGCGAAAAAAAACGAACAACTAAAAGAATGCCGAGTTGCGCCAATATCACTTTTGGATGCAAAGCGCATTACTACCAGCAAGCACTATATGAAAACATGGCCACAAGGAGCCAAGGTTGCATTTGGCTTATTTTACAAAGGGTCATGCGTTGGCTGTATGGTCGCCGGCTACGCTCCAACCACAGAACGCAAAGTTAAAAGATGGTGCAATAAAATTGTAAAGCACCAATACATCGAATTGCAAAGAACGTGGATTAGCGACGCGATGGGCCACAATACCGAATCATGGATGATGGCCAGAGTGATGCGCTATTTCAAAAGCGCAGGCGTTTGGCTAGTCTTGACGCATAGTGGTGGATGCAAGGATGATGTTGGTTTTATATTTCAAGCATCTGGGTGGATGTATTTTGGATGCGAGCCGTGCAATGATTTTTATGAAACAGAAAAGGGTGAATACAAGAATTTAGTATCTGCAATGCGATTCGGGAGAGTGCCTAGCGAGTTAATCAAAAAAGGACAGCAAGCAATCGGAGAGCATTTATTCGGTAAAGGAAAAATTGTGAACGCAAGACGGCATCTATACATGTATCTCACTCATAGAGGCATTCGTCGCAGACTTGCAAAAAAAACACTTCCATTTCCTAAAAATCCTGCTATTTTTCGCCAAGGCCAACAATGGTTTCCCAATGGGGATGTTTGCACGAGGCATCAACCTAACAAGGTTTCTGGGTCACTCCCAGACATCCCCGCCAAACCATGAAAGCCAAAGACATCATTGTAAAGCCGATCAGCGCAAAGGATGCGAATCGCATTGTGAAATCTTGTCACTACTCAGGCAAGGTGGTTCCTAATTCACAGTTGCATTTCGGTGTTTTTCTTGACGGTAAATGCGGAGGAGCAATGCAGTTCGGGCCGTCAATGCGTAAAGATTTAATACAGCCATTAGTGCATGATACAAAATGGAATGGATTTATAGAGCTAAATCGCATGGCATTCGCTGATTGGCTGCCACGAAACAGTGAAAGCCGAGCAATCTCAGTCGCAATGCGTTTGATCCGAAAATCATATCCTCATATTGAATGGGTTATTTCTTTTGCTGATGGCACGCAATGCGGAGACGGCACAATTTACAGGGCAAGCGGATTTGCTTTGACTGGCATCAAAAAAAATACCGAAATGGTAATACATCCAGTGACAGGCGAGATTATGGCTACCATGGCAGCATACCACAAAGGACACGCAGCAGAAATATCTAAATGGCAACGTATGGATGGATTTATGTTCCGCTATATCTACTTTCTCAACCCAGAAGCAAAATCACGCTTGACAGTCCCGATTTTACCGTTTACTGAAATTGAGCGTCGCGGCGCGGGAATGTATCTCGGCAAACCAAAACGCGCGGAAAGCATCGCAGTCGATGCGCCTTGCATCCAGCAGGGAGAGGGCAGTGCAAGTCTGACCTCCGCGCTCCAATAGGTTATGAAGATAGACTCTGCCACAGTTGATAAGATCAACCAAGCGAACCTCGCCAACATCCTAAAAAAGGTGAAGGCGGGGAAGGTGCTTACATCGGCGGAGCGGAAGTTAATTGACGGATCTAGTGTAAAGCCAAGCGAACTTGTTACACAGAAAAAGATTGTTGATATTTTCAACATCACTCGCAAGTCAATCGCTCAGTGGCGACGTGAAAAAAAGATTGGCTTGCCTGAAAAAGAGCAAGGCATGGAAAACCTTGCAAAGTGGCGAGAGTTCTTTGCATCAAATCCTGATGCTGGTTTTTTTGATGGTAAGCCAAGGCTTGACCGTGAATCACTACTTTGCCAAAAACTTACGGTGGAAATCGAGTGCAAGAAAATTGAGTTGAAAAAGCTCGAAGACACTTGCATCGACATGATCGATGTGCAAAACGCTTTTTACAAATTAGGTGCCGTAATGAGGGCTGGCATCATGCGACTGCAAGCGGATCTCCCGCCAGTATTAGAGGGTCGAACCCCCGCAGAAATGGCAAAGCGCATCGGAGAAGCTGCAGACAAATTACTCACCGAACTAAGCAGCAACGCCGCAGAAGTGTGGGGGGATGATGAGTAAAACCGCACAACTCTTTGCGGCATTTCGCCAATCGTGCAGACCTCCGGCACGGCTAAAGCCTAGCGCGTGGGCGCATGGCAGGGTGGCACTTTATGAAGGACTCTCGCCATATTTCGAGGCGGACGCATCACCTTGGCTAGTCGAACCACTAAACGCATTTGCCGACATCGGCGCGAAAGAGGTTTGCTTACTTGCACCGGTTGGAACTGGAAAAACCACCATGCTAGAAGCCGCGATGTGCTACATCATCAGCGAGGACGCAGGGGCGACAATGCTAGTAGGTCAAACCGATAGCGACATCAAGGACTGGGTTGAAACTAGGCTAGATTTTTCGTTGATTAACACCAAGGAAACAGCGGGATTGCTACCAACGGGAAAACATCGGCACAAGAAGAGGAAAGACGCTATCATTTTCCCTCACATGGCTTTATTTATGACAGGCGCAAACTTGTCTGGACTCCAGGCAAAGTCGATGCGTCGAGTGCTATGTGATGAGCCGTGGATTTATCCAGACGGAATGATTCGAGAAGCGGAGGGGCGGCTACATGACAGATGGAATCGGCAGTTTTATCTTTTGGCTCAAGGTGGCTTTGTGAATACCGAGTGGCACAAGAAATGCGAAAACACCGCGATGCGCGAGTTTTGCTTTACGTGCCCGTCATGCCAACATGAGCAAGCGTGGAAATGGGAGAACGTTATTTATGACACTACGATCACAGACCGCGTAAAAATGGCACAATCCGCACAAATAAAGTGCGCGAACGTCGATTGCGATTACCGATTGCAAGACAAACCGCAACCACGGCGAGAGTTGGCAATCTCAGCGCGTTACGTGCAAATTAAAGAGGGCATGCCTGACAGTTACGGATACCACTACAACGCGCTTTGCAACTGGAGACTACCATTGTGGCGGCTAGTCATCGAGCGATGTAATGCGATGGATGAAGTGGCGCGGGGCAATCTTAAACTACTGCAACAATTTATTCAAAAACGACTAGCAGAATTTTGGAGCGATGAGCAAGAGGACGAACGGGTAAAGCTAACGGGTCACGGCTACTCAGTGCGAGATTATGCGAACGGCGAATCATGGGAGGATGAATCGCATAGGTTTATGACGATCGACCGCCAGCAAGATCACTTTTGGGTGGCGATCCGCGCTTGGGGCATTGGTGGCAATTCGCGCCTTTTATTTTACTCAAAGGTTGACACATGGGAACGAGTCAAGGTAATTCAAGAAACCTACAAGGTAGAAAACCGAAAGACGCAAATTGACTGCGGTTATCAAAAAGATGAAGTTTATAAACGCTGCACTCAATACGGATGGCTTGCATTGCGCGGCGACCAACGCGACCAATATCCACATCGGAACCGACAAGGTAAAACCATTTTCAAATCTTATTCGCCGTATCAATCAGTCACGGCCAGTGACGGCAAAAAAACAATGGTGGCGTATTTTTCCAATACGTCACACAAGGACATACTTTTTCAACTGCGCAATCAGCGCGGCGTAGATTGGCAAATCCCCGATGATGTTGGCAGTGAATACTTGCGGCAAATCGACGCAGAGGTTAGGCGTGGAGAGGGCAAAACGGCGCGATGGACTAAACGGCACAACGACAACCATGCCGTTGACTGTGAAAACATGCAAATCGTGCTTGCTTCAATATTTGGCTTAATCGGAACGCCAGAAACAGAAACGGAAGAATGATTTTTGACATGTCGCCCCAAGCATGGGAGTGGCTGACTTAATCAAAGCATGGTATGACGCATCGTTAGACGATCCGACGATTCTGCAATCGCTCATAACGGCGAGAACAGCGGCATTAAATGGCACGTTGTCAAAAGGCGGCGGGAATACGCTGACATCATCGCAGAAGAACGGAATCAGCTATTCTGTCTTGGTTAGTTTGCCAGAGACAGACCGCATCTTAGTTTTGAATCGCGCAATCAACGCGATCAAAGCGAATAACCGCCCTAGATCAGTTGGAAGGGGGGTGTTTCAGTGATTCTAGATCGTTGGGGTAACTCTTACAAGGCGGCACAAGGGGCTATCACTGAAACCCGAGACCGTCCGTATATTCCCGTGCAAATGAAGGACATAAGCGAGCTCGTCCCGGCACGTGACAGGAAAGCACTTGTTTCATTTTCGCGCCGTCTCATATTGAACGAGGGAGTCTTAAAAGGAGCGATTGAACAGAAAAGCATGTATTCTGTCGGCAGATCATGGCAAGCTCAATCAAAATCAAAAGACCGTGAATTTGCTTTACTAGCAGAGGAAAAAATCAACGACGAATGGCAAAAGATTTGCGATGTTGCAGGGGGGCAAAACAATTTTCAAACGCTCCTTTATTCTTTTTCCGTAGCGATCAGTCGAGACGGTGAAGGTTTTATTTTGCTGACGAAAACCGAAAACGATTACCCGCGAGTTCAGCAAATACCATCGCATCGGATTTCCACACCTAACGGATTTGCTGACGGGATTTTAATAACTGGTAAATTTAAAGGGCGCAAATTAGTCGATGGAATCATCTATCGTAACGGCGCACCCGTGGCGTATTGTTATGTCGATGAGAAAAATCAACTGATAGAGTATTTAGACGCGCAAAACGTAATCCATTCATTTGATCCAGCATGGCAAGAACAGGGGCGTGGATTGCCAGCATTTACACATGCGCTGAACGATTTGCGAGACGCTTTACAATCCCACGAATGGGAGCGACACGCGCAGCTTATGTTGTCTCAAATTGTTATGTCAGAGCATAATGAGACGGGACTTGCGCCAGATGACAACGCATCGATCATCACTGGCGACGACACAACTTGCCAAGGCCCAATTGGTGCAAATGGCATTATTTCCGACACGCTCGGCGGTGGACAAGTGCGATATTTTGCGGCAAAAAGTGGTGCAAAACTCGACATCTTAAAAAACGATAGACCTGGGGAATCTTGGGAATCTTTTCAAAATCGAATCTATCGTAAAGCACTCAGCGGCGACAACTGGCCACTTTCTATGGTGTGGATGGCAACTGGTCAAGGCACGGCAGAAAGGGCAGACCTTGGACGCGCACAAAGAAGCGTAGAGGACAGGCAGGACTTGCTAGAATACGCCGCAAATCGAATGACAGGCTACGCAGTCGCAAAGCTCATCAAGCTCGGAGAATTGCCAGCGGCCAACGATTGGTGGAAATGGAAATTTACCTATCCGAAAAAACTAACAATCGACGATGGCAGGGTATCGAAAGAATTGATCGAGCAATGGAAAGCGGGATTCTTGAACACTCAAGACGTTCTAGGCTATCTCGGCAAGAGCGAGGATGAACATTTAGATCAGCGCATAAACTACCTTGTGAAAATGAAAACAAAGGTATTGGAAGCAAACAAAGCAAATCCAGAAATCACAATCGAGCCTAGAGAAATGCAAATGCTCACGGCGAACGACATGACAGAAACAATACCTGCGCCGCAATGAATTTTAAGCCAACAGAATCAATGGCAGTAGAAGCGCGGCGAGGGTTAGAATGGCGGCGTGAATACAAGCGCGGTGGGACAGCAATAGGAGTAGCTAGGGCGCGTGATATTAGCAATCGTGTAAATCTATCCGCTGACACCATCGGTAGAATGGTTAGCTACTTTGCAAGGCATGAAGTGGATAAAAAAGCAGAAGGATTTAAACAGGGTGAAAAAGGCTACCCATCAGCAGGCCGCATCGCATGGGCATTGTGGGGAGGTGATGATGGCAATGCATGGGCAAAAGAAAAATACAAACAAATCGAAACAAACAATTTTATGTTAGAAATCGTAAACAAATCGGCAAAAGTAAAACTCAACGATCAAGTTGACAAATACAGCATTGATCGAATCATCGAAGAGATTGATCAGAGCTACGGAATGAAAGGAGTAGAGGAAAACTTTGCAATCGGAGAAGTTATGGCTTGCGCTGAAAATGCAATCGACACGCTAACCGTAGAAATCCACAGCGGTGGGGGAAGCGTGTTTGACGGCTATCGGCTTTACAATTCGATGCAGGAACTTAGATCACGCGGCGTAGTAGTAACGGCGAGAATTAACACCTTAGCGGCAAGCATGGGCAGTGTTATTGCTATGGCAGCTGATAACGTAGAAATCGCTAGCAACGGGCGAATGATGATCCATGAAGCATCACTAGCAACGCATGGAGACGCTGAAAAAATGCGACAAGCAGCGGAATTGCTAGAAGGTATCAGTGATGAAATTGCAGGTATTTACGCCACTAAAACGGGCAAGACGCAAAAAGAAATGCGAGCGATGATGAAAAAAGAGACATGGATGACGGCGAAACAAGCAGTCGATGCGGGATTTGCAGATAAAATTTTTGACACAAAAGCCAGTAGTATGGCGAGTATACTAGACCGATTTAAACCAGACGCAGCACTTACCGAAAAAGTTATCGGGCTAGAGTCTGCCATTGTTGACGCAGAAAATCAAATCAGCGAACTAGCGGAAAACCTAGCAACACGCGAAAGCGACTTGCAAAATGCCGTTACTGAATTGGCAGAAGTGAAAGCATCCAATGAAGAAATCACCGCAAAGCTAGCAGAATCCGAATCGGCATTGCAATCTGAGAAAGAAGCAGTAATCGCAAAAGCATCTGAGATTGACTCGCTGAACGCAAAACTTGTAGAAGTCGAAGCAGAAGCGAACGCAAAACTTGCAGAAGCGGAAAACTCGGCAGCTAGAAAAGCTGCAGAAATCCTAGCGATGGCAGGAGTCCCGCCAGTGGATAATACGGGAGACAATGGCAGAGTCAACGTGGTAACACGCGATGAATTTAACGCGATGACAATTATGCAGCGCAACGAATACATGCGGAACGGCGGAAAAATCAACTAACAAAAACAAAAACAAAAACAATCATTTAACTAACAAAAAATTATGGCTAACGACATCTCACTAACAGGACTAACAGAAATCCTATATCAAGCACGCGATCTAGTCGCGCAAGAACCAGCAGGCTTTATGAATTCCGTGACGGTAAACGGCGGATCTGAAGGCGTATCAGCAGGCGGCACGGTTACATCTATCAGAACCGCTGAGCCAACTCTCGAAACCAGCTATAGCCCAGGCATGACTGTTCCTGACGCGGATGACATTACCACATCTACAGAGTCTTTGACACTGACTCAATTCGCAGGCGCAAGCATCCCTCTTAAAGGTGAACAATTCTTGCAACTCGCGAACACAGTAGGCTCTGAATTTGCATTGCAACAACTATACGCACAAGCAATTCGCAAGATGGTGAATACCATTGAGGCAGCAGTTGGAACAGCAGCATATCAAGGATCGAGCCGCGCAGTTGGAA